AGGAAATCAAAGATCTTGGTTTGCTAAAAAACACGGATACACACATATATCAGCGGAGTTTGTAGAATGAATATATCTAATTATTATTGGTACTTCCAATCTGTTATTCCACCAAGAATCTGCGATATGATTGTGCAATATGGTAAAGCAGAAAAAGAAAGAGAAGTATTAGCTCTTACAGGTGGTTTTGGTAGAGATAGAGATTTAAAAAAAACACCACTAACAGAAAAAGAAGTAGAAAATTTAAAAAAGAAAAGAGATTCTAATATTGTTTGGATGAATGATAGATGGATCTATAAAGAAATACAACCTTATATAAAACAAGCAAATATAAATGCAGGTTGGAATTTTGAATGGGATTGGTCAGAATCTTGTCAATTTACAAAATATAAAAAAGGTCAATATTATGATTGGCATTGTGATGGTTGGGATAAACCTTATGTAGAAGAAGGACCAACAAAAGGAAAAATTAGAAAACTATCTGTAACAGTTAGTTTATCTGATCCAAAGGATTACAAAGGTGGTGAGTTAGAGTTTGATTTTAGGAATGAAGATCCTGATAAAAAACCTAACATGAGAAAATGTACTGAAATATTACCTAAAGGCTCATTAGTAGTATTTCCTAGCTTTGTATGGCATAGAGTGAAACCAGTAACAAAAGGAGTAAGATATAGTTTAGTAATATGGAATCTAGGCTACCCATTTAGATAATATGGAACAAGGAAGCAATAATACAAAACCAAATCATGTAGATTTTAAATCAGCATTTTATTTTCAAACACCTATATGGGTGGGTGAAGCACCAATGTTTTTAAAAGATGCAATTAAGTTAACAGACAAATACATTAAGAAGGGAGATCAATTATTAAAAGATAAATTAAAAGATGCACCAAAATGGAAAAAAGATTTAGGTGATTTTGGTTTATCTAGACATAGTGAATCTTTCCAAACAGACCCTAAAGCAAAACAATTAGTAGAATTCATAGGTCAAAGATCATTTGAATTTTTAGATTGGTGTGGATTTGATTTAAGAAATCACAGTTTACATTTTACAGAATTCTGGGCTCAAGAGTTTGGTAAAAAAGGTGGTGGACATCACGATACACACGTACATTGGAATCAACACGTATCAGGATTTTATTTTTTAAAATGTAGTGAGAAAACATCTTATCCTGTTTTTCATGATCCAAGACCAGGTGCTATGATGAGTAAACTACCACAAAAAGATGGTGCTAAAATTACAATGGCTAACGAAGCCATTCATTATAAAATTAATCCAGGAACAATGATAATCTTTCCAGGTTATGTACCACATCAATATGTTGTTGATGCAGGACTAGATCCTTTTAGATTTATTCATTGGAATATTAAAGCTGTTGAGACAGCAATATCTAAAGAAAGGAGCATTAGAGATGAGCTTCCAAAAAAATAAATACACAGTATTAAAAGGAGTCATATCTCCTGAACTAGCTAAATTTGTAACAGAGTATTTCTTGCTTAAAAGAAAAGTTGCAAGAACTTTATTTGATGAGAGATACATATCACAATTTACAACCGAGTTTGGTGTATGGAATGATGAGCAAGTTCCAAATACCTATTCACACTATGCGGACATAGCAATGGAAACCTTACTAGAATGGGTTAAACCTGCTATGGAGAAACACACTAAATTAAAACTAATCCCTACTTATTCTTATGCAAGAATATATAAAAAAGGAGACATTTTACATCGACACAAAGATAGATTTAGTTGTGAGATATCTACCACTCTAAACTTGGGTGGTGATCCGTGGCCAATATATTTAAGTCCAAAAGAGAACGTTGGTATTCCAGATGATAAAAAAGGAATAACAGCAGCAAGTAATGCCAAAGGAGTTAAAGTAGATTTAAACCCTGGCGACATGTTAATTTATAAAGGAATGGAATTAGAGCATTGGCGAGAAGCATTTGATGGAGAAGATTGTGCGCAAGTTTTCTTGCATTACAATAAAGTATCTAAAGAAGCCGAACTTAACAAATTTGATAAGCGGCCACATTTAGGACTTCCATCTTGGTTCAAACGCTGATATAATATTTAGATGGGGGCAGTACTCCACCACATACCTACTGTCCCCTTTTAAGGATTATATATGTTAGGATTTAGCGCATTTTCAGAATTTCCATTTGCAACGGTTGCAAATGATAATAATGTTATTATTTCAGTTACTGGAAATCAATTAAACATAACAATTGGTAGTGTTGGTATTATTGCTGATTCTATTGTTGAAGATGCTGTAGGAAGTCAAGTAACCCTTGGATTAGGTACTTTAAGTATTTCAGGTGGAGCTAGTTTTATCGTTACAGGAAACCCTACTACTTTAGGTATTGGTACAATAACAGTAACTGCGGCAGCTAATGTTTTTCCTACTGGAAACGCATTGACGATAGCCACTGGAAATGTTACAGTATCAGGAAGTGCATTAGTAAATCCTACAGGAAGCTCTTTGGTTTTAGATAGTAAAGAGCCAGGAATTATTACATGGAATGATATAATACCAGGAGTAAACATGGTTTGGACACCAATAGAACCTTATTAATATGGCATCAAATTATTCATCAGATTTAACGTTAGAACTTATTACAACCGGTGAGAAAGCTGGTCTATGGGGATCTATAACTAATACTAATTTACAAATTTTACAACAAGCAGCATCTGGTTATGCTACTGTTTCAATGAGTGGTGGAGCCGATGTTACTTTAAGTTTAGCCGATGGTTCATTAGCTAATGGAAAAAATTTATATTTAAAACTAACTGGTACTATGACAGGTAGTAATAGTTTAATTATACCTGCTACATCAACAGGTGGAACAGTTACTAGAGTTTACATCATTGAAGATGCTACAGATAGAACAACAAATAATTATACAATCAATATTAAAACTTCAGGATCTTCTAATCCCATAGCTTTACCAGAAGGTGCTAACATAATTGTTAGATCAGATGGAACAGATACGGCATTAGCTTTAATTCAAAAAGGAATTAAGAATGTAAATTCTGCAAGTGTTGTAAGTTATACTGCAGTTAACGGAGATCAAATTGTAGTTGATACACAAACAAACACAGTAGTAGTTACATTGCCTGCTACTCCAAATGTTACTGATGAAGTAACAATTATGGATGGATCTGCGGCGGGTGGTTTTGGTACTAACGCTGTAACTGTAGCAAGAAACGGATCAAATATTAATGGCGCAGCTGCTGATTATACAATGAATGTAAATAATCAATGTGTAACTTTCATTTATGCTAACGCTACTAAAGGTTGGTTATTAAAATCAACTAATCAATAGGAGGCAAACATGCTTACTGAAATTAAGTTTGCTCCAGGAGTTGATAAACAAGATACATCAGTTGGAGCTCAAGGCCGTTGGGTTGATTCAGATAACGTAAGGTGGAGATATGGATTACCTGAAAAAGTTGGTGGTTGGCAATCATTACTTAATGAATCTATCGTTGGTGTTGTTAGAAAACAGCACGCCTTTGTAGATATATCTGGAAATAGATATGTAGCATTAGGTACAGATAAATTTTTACTTATATACTTTGAAGGTCAGTTATATGACATTACACCTTTAGCAACTACTATCTCATCTGCTACAATAACTACATTTGATACTTTAACATCTTGTACAATTACTACAGCAACATCTCATGGTTTAAATATTGGTGATATTGTTTTATTAGATAATGTAACTTTACCTGTTGGTACTGGATATACTAATTCAGATTTTGAAGATAAATTATTTCAAGTTATAACAACTCCAACATCAACAACATTTACCATTACACAAACTTCTGCTGCAACAGGTAGTGTATCTGGAGGAAGTATAGATATTAAACCTTATGAATACGTTGGCCCCGCTGCACAAACCTATGGTTATGGTTTTGGTGTTGGTCAATATGGTGGTACGATATCTGGAGCTAACTCAACTACCATAAATAATGGTGGTAATTTTACAGCAGGTGCTACTTCTGTAGTATTAACTGATTCTTCAGTTTTACCAGCAAGTGGTATTTTATTAATTGGTAGTGAGTTAATGGATTACTCAACAAACAACACAGGAACAAATACTATTTCAGGAATAACAAGAGGACAATATGGAACTTCAGATGTTACACATAGTGATGGTTCTACAGTTACAAATGCAACTGATTATACAGGTTGGGGTAATGCAGTCGGCGCTGCAACAATAACTCTTGAACCAGGTCTTTGGTCTTTAAGTAACTTTGGTCAAGTATTAGTTGCAACTATTGCAAATGGAAAAACATTTACTTGGGACTCGGGGATCGCGGCTAGATTAACAACAAGAGCTTCTACAACAACAGCAGGTTTTGCTACAACAAATAATCCTGTTGCTTCTAGATTAACTTTAATATCACCAACAACAAGACACTTAATTCATTTTGGTACAACTATAGATAATGTAGATGCTTTAACACAAGATGATATGTTTATAAGATTTTCAGATCAAGAAAATATTAATGAGTATACAGTACAAGCAACAAATAGTTCTGGTACATTTAGATTACAAGATGGAACTAAAATAATTGGATCATTAGTAGCTAAAGAAACAATTCTTATTTGGACAGACAATGCATTATATACAATGAAATTTGTTGGAGCTCCTTTTACATTTGGATTTGAACAAGTAGGAACTAACTGTGGATTAATCGGCAAGAACGCTGTCGTTGAAATAGACGGTGTTGCTTATTGGATGAGTACTAATGGTTTCTTTGCATTTGATGGTACAGTTAAAACATTAGCATGTTCAGTAGAAGATTATGTTTATGATGATATTGATACAACTAAAGGTCAACAAATATTTGCTGGATTAAATAATTTATTTACAGAAGTTATTTGGTGGTATCCAACATCAGGATCAGATTTTAATAATAGATATGTAGTTTATAACTATGGAGAAGATAATTTAAGATTACCTATGGGTAATTGGTATACAGGTGTTAATGCAAATTCAATTAGAACATCATGGATAGATTCTTTAATTTATCCTAAACCTTATTCTACAGCTTATAATAGTTCAGGCACAGGAAATTTTCCTGTTGTTGTAGGTGAAACTGGATTAGGTTCTTCTGTATTCTTTGAACAAGAAACTGGTACTGATCAAGTTAATCCAGATGGTACAACAACAACTTTAACATCTTTTGTAGAGTCTTTTAATTTTTCTTTACAAAAAGATCAAAGTGAAATTTTTTTAGCAATGAGAAGATTCTTACCTAACTTTAAAATATTAACAGGAAATGCAGATGTTACTATATCTGTTTCTGATTATCCTTCTTCTAATGGAACGGCAACTACTTTAAGTCCATTTACAATTACGTCTAGCACAACAAAAGTTGATACACGTGCAAGAGGAAGATACGCAAATATTAAAATAGAAAATACTGGATCAGGTGAAACATGGAGATT